AATCTTTTTAAATCAATGTAATCTTCTTCACCTCTAATTCCAGTAATAGCATAAAACTCCTCTTTAGGATATTTCTTAGCATATTCTTTAGCCTCTAACATTGGGTTGTTATGACCTGTTACAATTTCTACATTAGAAGGTAAATGTTTAGAGTAGTAGTCATCCCATATTTCTTTTGATAAAGCCTGGTCTACGTTATCTCTTACTCCCCCGCCTATAAAAACTACTACTTTATCTATTTCGCTTAAAGTACGATAGTCCCCAGTTAAAATTTTATCTCCTACTTCTTGATAGTTATCTAAATTATACTCTTTACCGGTTGCATTACCGGTAGCAAGTTGTTTTACTACATTAAAATGACCTCTATGTGGAGGTTTAAATGAACCTGGGTATAAAGCTGTAGCCATTACTTTAAAAAGTTTTGTATATTTAAATCTATTTTATCTACAGAACTATGCTGTAATAAATCTTGGAATGTAGGGTTAAACAACATATCAGCAATACTATTTAATACTTCATCATTATCTTTTTCAGATTTAACTTTTCTTTCTCTATGCTTTTTTACTACATTTCTCAATTTATCTTCCTCTGGTCCTGTACCTGTTTTTTCATAGGATTTGAGAAATGCTTGTTTTACAGCTTTATCTTCTGATCTGTTATTCCTATCAAAATCTATATTAGCTACTGCTTTTTCAAATGCCTGTTCTTCTTCTTTAGTCATTTCTATCGGTTTAAAAAACGTACTTTTACCGGCTCCTGTTTTCTCATTATAGGCTTCTAAGTACTTTTTAATTCCTTCAACACCTTTCTTTGCAGCATTATTAAATGCCTGTACTTCGTTTTTGTATTCTCCTCCTCTATCGTTAACAAAGATAGAAAGATTACCTTTAAGTTTATTTCTAAAGTCTTCAATCTTATTGTATGCATTTCTCCAAGTTAGAAAAACAGATGATGAAGGTATATTACGCTGTCTTTTAAAATTAGAAATATAAGAAATCATTGGATGAGTATAAACCATTACCATGTAGATATCGTAACCTAAAGACAGTAGCTTGTCTAAATGTTCATCAAACTTTTTTCCTGAGGCAGTGGTGTCCCAAATAAGTCTAATTTTGTTTTCTGCTGCTGTTAGTACGTCCTTTTCTACCTGACGACTGGCTGCTCCTAGGTTGTTGTGATATGGATGATCCGGATCTTCTACGTATTTGTCCGGATTGAATTGAGTTAGATCGTTTAGGTTTAGTTGTTTTAGGAGGTACGACTTTCCTGACCCCGCTCCGCCGGCCATAATTATAGCTTTCGGGGATTCCTCGTTTTCTGTTATAATCTCTATTAAGCTCAAGCCAGTAGTATGCGTCATAATACGGGTGTATATATTTATATGTTGTCCAATATGGATAGTTTACTCTCGGTGTTCTATCTACTGTATAGACTTTACAGCTTGATAAAGATACGAAAAGTAATATAGTTAACCAAACTTTTCTCATATAAATAAATAGTTACAATTTCAGCGTAGTAGGGTATTGTTGGTAAACTGGTTCTGTTGTTGGGTTTTCCAGTTGGTATAATTTATATATCATTTGAAATAATTCAAAGTTTTTGTCTATATCATCTACATTTACAATCTTCCATCCTTTACCTTGATATATTCCTTTTTTCTTAGAAGGTCCTCTTGACTGGGCTTTAAGCCAGATGATTCCTGTTCTTTGAATTTCTATATCTTTACATTCCTTTAATGCTTTTGCATAAGAGGCAAGCTGTAGATCATAAGATTTATGTAAAGAGTTAGAAGTTTTAATATCAAGCAACCATACCTCGTCATCCATCTTTACAACAAGATCAGCAGTACCGGCATACTTATGTTTATCTGACCATACAAAATCTTCTGTCGAAATAAGTTCTGGTTTATAAGCTGTCCAGAAGTCGTAAAACTTGAGAATCATTTCCCATACTATTTGAGAATATTTAGCTCTACCGAAATCATCCATCCAGGTAACTTCTTCTCCAAGCACTAATTTTTCGCATGCTTCATGAACCTGGGTTCCTTCTTTGCCTGCTTTTCTCATTATAATATCGGCGTTATTACCAACATCTTTTAACCAGCTTTCAAAAAATTTATTCTTAGGCATATATTGAAGGATAGTAGTAACTGAGGGGTAATATACTCCTTCGTCTCTTTTATATACTCTTCTGTCTAAAAAGTTTATCTGTTTAAGTTGCGGATTAAAATCTAATCTGTTTTTTGCATTCTCTTTAAGAATGTCTGTACCTTGTTTGATCATAGATCTAATTTATGGAGCATCAAAGAAGAAAGGTCTAACTCTTCAGCCTGTTGAATATATTCGGTAAAAGATTTAAAGCCCATATCAGATGGATCTTTTTCTTTCATATCTAAAAAGAAGACTCTCTTACCTTCATTTAAAAAATTCTCTGCTATTTCTATTGCTCTTTTCTTTGCATCAGAATCTAAAGCAATATAAATATCTTTTAAGGGGCTGGTTATTATTTTTTTGTATAGTGAAGGAGATATTGCTTTGCCTAGGATTGGTATAACATTTCTTTTGATAGCCATAGCATCAAAAACACCTTCACATAAAATTATAGGTTGATTCCAATTGATGAAATTTTCAAAGAATATTATATCTTTTGAACTTTCGGGATTTTTGTACTTAAAGTAGTTCCCTTCATAGCTTCTTCCAATAAAGTAGTTGAGTAAGCCGGATGATGAATAACTAGGTATAATAACTCGTCCTCCAAACTCGCCACTTCCACAGTATCCAATATTATATTTAACAATATCGATGTCGGTAAGTCCTCTCGCATATAAGTATTTTCTAATTATGTTAGCAGTAACTGATGTTGTAGAAGCGTCAGCTAGTGTTTGAAACTCTTTAGGAAGCTCTATTATAGATAGGTCCTTGAAATTACTTTGCTGTCCTTTAGGAAGGTACTTTAACACCTCAGCAGCTTGAGATAAAGGAGTTTTTAACTGTCTAAGTAGCGAACGTATAGTTCTACCTCTTGTTTGACAAACCCAACACTCCCAAGGATTTTTACCTTCCTCGTTAGTAGCTAAATTAATCTCAAGTTTAGGCTTTCTATGGTTACAAAAAGGACAATGAAAAGCATGATTATCTCTTGCTCTCTTCTGTCCTTTACCTAAAATATTTTCTAAACTTGCAAGTAAGAAGGTATAGTCCATATCTATTAATATACGAACTTCAGTCTACATAGGCAACTATTTAAACCTTATAAATGGACGACGAAACCTATCATCTTCAACTTCATAATCATTATCAGATTTAATAATACTGTAACCTTCTGATGTAATGCTGTCTAGTATGTGTTCAAATTTATCTAAAGGTATGGTTTCTTTAGAGTAAAAAGTTACTGTGTTATAGTTTATACCTTGAGTAAGATGAGGATCATACTTTATAAATTGCTCAAGTTTTTTTTCTAATTTTGCTAAGTTATCTTTCCCTAAAATTTCTACAAGTTTCATAATTTAGTTACTTTTACTTTTAAATTACCTGAACCTTTTATAACCCTGTGGTAAGTATCTTTAGGTATAAATATCTTTTCTAATCTTTGAGGTAAATTATTATCCAGCTGAAACATCCAATCTGTTGGTTCTAAAGCTTCTACTATTCTATCTTCTCTATCTCTATGCCAGACAAGCTCCATTTCATCAACTTGTTGATCAAAGATACGAATATTATCTTGTTCTTCAAAAGGAAAATTCATCTACCAGTATCCTGAAAAGTTTCTTTTACCTCCTAAGCTCTTCCAATATCTTCCGATATTACAAGCCCAGTATCCAGGTTTAGTTTTATCTTTTTTCTGAGCACATTTATGACGTGCTGCAAATGATGCTCTTGCTCCAGGTTCATCAATCTTTACATTTAAACCTGTAGTACCTCCAAAAGATACTTTTACAACATTACCTTTTTTATTTTTAGTATAGACGTAGAATTTTTTAGAACCGCCTCTTTTAGGTTTATTTAGCGGCACATCTTTTCCTCTATATTCAGCTTCATTTAACATTGGTAAATCTAAAGGAACTTTCTCTCCTTCATATACTCCATATAAACCAATATCGGTTTCGTTCAATAGCTTAAGATCTTCTTTATCTAACTTAATGCTACCTTCTCTAAGGGCTGTTCTTGCTTCAGTAAATAGATTAACAAAGGCATCACTTGAATAACGGTAGACGTTTTCATATAAAGAAAGACCATTATCTACATGGTACTGGAGAGAGTTAGGTAATAATACTGCTTTTAAAAGTTTCATATAAAGTCCTTTCTGTAAAATTTAGCTAAGATATTATCATTAATGTATTCTTCATTTTCTAATACCTCGTTCATAAATAGGTATTTACATTCATAGTAAGTTAGAAGCTTTTTTGTAGGAACAAACTGCAAAATTCTTCTTTCAAATTCATCCTGTTTTTCTTCTTTTATAAGCTGCTTTATTTCAACATGAGAACCAAAATAGGTTCTCCAATCGGATTCTTTTACAACTTTTCTTTTCCTCTTCATTCCTTTCAAAGGAGGTAAAGTACGATTAAAGTGAAGCACCTTTTTACCTAGATACTTTTTACCTGAAGGTTTGTGAAAAACCTCATAGATAAATCCAAAGGTATTTTCGGGCATATCCTGTATTTCTGTTATTAGTTGACCGTTATAGGTCCAAGTCGGTAGCGTCATTACATATCAAGTCTTACCTTGATAACAGTCTCGGTGTGTCTAGATTTAGGAAGAGGTTTTGATAATTTTGCGACTGCTATCAATTCATTAGCATCGTTGTATAATCCTACAGAGGTTATATAAGGTTGGAAGTAAGAGCCGGTTGCTAGATCTGCTGCTTTACCGTCTGAACCTGATTGTGCTGTAGGATTAAGAGTGTGATTAAATTCGTAATCAGATAATTTTATATTATAATTATAGGTATAAACTTCGTGGTTTCCTTTGAATGATATTTCATAGTTACTGTTTGCTGCTGTAGGGGCATAAGTAGCATTAGAGGCACTGATAACACATATACCATGTGTATAGTTTATAATACCTTTCAATTCTCCTTGTTCTCTACTATTAACCTGGTCTCTTAAAAATCCTTGTCCGTCGTCAAGTAAATTTCGAAAAGGAAAAAATCCTGGGTTTATGGTAAAACTAAGCGGTTCTATATGTGAACCGTATAATCTACGAGGAATAGAAATAACAGTAGCTTCGGTATCTTTGTTAAATATTTTTTTATAAAGCTCGTCAGAGTCGTTAGATGTTCTATAAAAAATAAAAGAAGATTGTTCGTAATTTTCAAAACTACCTGAGAATTCGATACTACCTGAGTCTAAATCATAATTAGAGTAGTATAAATGTCGAATACTCCTTTTAACTAAAGGTTTATACTCTCTATCTTCAGGGCTTCCTGTTATAAAGCAATCTGATAGATCATTAGAGTCTAAGTAGTAGTTATCGAAAGAGCCTGTGGCTTGAAAAATATTAATACCTTGAGAGCCGGAGGAATCAAACCCTGTTAGTCTATGAAATTTTCTAGCTGCATATGTAGTTACATACGCATCTTGTTGATTTAATCTTTTCCAAGCACCCATTCATTAATAATCTAGTTTTACCCTAAGTAAGGCTTCTTTTGTAAAGTCTTTTAATAACGGTCTTGATAGTTTAGCAACTGCAAGTAATTCGTTATTATCATTATAAAGTCCTACTGTAGAAATATAAGCTTGAGGATTATCTATAAGTGTACTATGTCTCAATTCACCTGAACCGGTTGTATAAGAAGGGTTAGTAGAGTAATTGAATTCAGAGTTTCGAGATCTGATAAAGACGTAGTTAGAAGTTACTGTTTCTTCTGTTCGTAATGTAAAGTTTTGACCTACGTTGAGGCCGTTGAATAACTCAGTATAGTTTTCGTCGTCAGAATTTGATGATCTTGCTGTACTACCGGTAACACTTCCTGTTATAATT